CTGTGTATCCAACTGTTGACAAAGGCCAATACGCAGGAGTGATCGGAGTTGGAGGCCTATTGCTGGCTAGGATACCTGAAGAGCTCGCAAAGTCTCGCGAAGAGTATTATTCACAAATGAATGCTGATCGCAATGAGGCTTTAAATAACGATCTTATGAAGGAACAGCACCCAAGTATGCCGATCAATCAAGATAGGCAAACACGTGTAACCTTCGGTGGCTCGAAAAAAGACTAATCTTTTATCAACCATCGATTTAAACAACTAACCCTTTAAGGAGGAAAACAAATATGGCTAATACAAACGCCCCTTTTGGTTTCAGAGCGATGGGAAAACTAGGTAGCAATGTGAATAACATGGCTACAAGTGAATACGTAATAGCAGACAATGCCAACATTACCTTGTTTCAAAACATGATAGTAGGCAGTGGTTCTGGTGTTCTTACAGCTGGTACAGCAACAAGTTCAAAGAATCTTGGTGTTTTAAACGGTGTATTCATAACTAAAGATCCATCAACTGGGAAACCAACTTTTAAAAATCAGTATTCACAGACTAATGTGGCTTCTGGTGAAACAATAACTGCGTTCGTTTTTGACGATCCTAATACTTTATTTGAAGTGCAAGCCGGTGGAGTTCTGGCTCAAGCAGCTCAAGTTAATAACATTGACTCAGCTGGAGTAGCCGGAGATGCCATTACTGGTGTTTCTACTTCTACCACAGCGTCATCTGTTACTGGCTCTGGTGCTACTGCACAATGGAGAATTATTAGACCGTCTTCGGACCCGGACAACAATGACATCTCGGTAGCGAATTGTAATTATGTAGTTAAATTTAACGAGCATCTTTACCTTACAACTACTGGCGGTGACGCATAATAGCAGGAGGACATAAATTATGGCTATATCAAGACAACAATTAGCAAAAGAGCTAGAGCCTGGTCTGAATGCATTATTCGGACTAGAGTACAAAAACTACGAAAATCAACATACGGAGATTTTCGACGCAGAATCATCAGACAGAGCTTTTGAAGAAGAAGTAATGTTAGGTGGATTTGCACAAGCAAAAGTTAAGCAAGAAGGGTCTGCAGTTGAATTTGATTCTGCTAACGAATCTTTCACTGCACGTTATACTCACGAAACAGTAGCGCTCGCATTCGCGATCACTGAAGAAGCTGTTGAGGATAACCTGTATGATAGTATCGCTAAGCGTTATACAAAAGCACTAGCAAGATCTATGGCAAACACTAAGCAAATAAAAGCAGCAAACGTTCTTAACAACGGTTTTGACACTGCAAATGGTGGAGACGCAAAAGCCCTTATGGCTGCTGATCACCCTACCATTTCTGGTGGAGACCAAAAGAACGAACTATCAACTTCAGCTGACTTAAGTGAAACTTCACTTGAGCAAGCGATGATTGACATTGCTGCGTTTAAAGATGAAAGAGGCTTAAAAATTGCAGCAAGAGGATTGAAATTAATCATTCCTTCATCGCTACAATTTACAGCTGAAAGAATCTTAAAGTCTAACTTAAGAGTTGGAACTGCTGATAATGATGCTAACGCACTAAGAAACATGGGAATGATTCCACAAGGATACGTGGTAAACAACTTCCTAACTGATGACGATGCGTTCTTCATTAAAACAGATGTGCCTAATGGCCTAAAACACTTTACTAGAGCAGCTATTAAAACTGCTATGGAAGGTGATTTTGACACTGGTAACATGAGATACAAAGCAAGAGAAAGATATAGCTTCGGCTTTTCTGACTGGCGTGGAATCTTTGGTTCACCAGGTGCTTAATCTCTAGATTAAGAACTTATTAAAGGGGGCTTCGGCCCCCTTTTTTATTGCATCGATTGTAAATAAAGTTTATAATTGGCACACTGCATATTAACTAGTTGGTATAGACGCGTGCAGTCGACAAATCTCAAGACTATGCTGACGGAAAACGGAGACAATATATGGCTAACTCAACATTTAGCGGCGTAGTAAGATCAGAATCTGGTTTGAAAGTCGTTTCTAAAAACGCAAGTACCGGAGCTCTTACTGATCAAATGACAGTAGACACAACTGGTAGAATGATAACTACAGCAGGATCACACATTAAGTATACAGAAGCAGCAGGTTTTGCAGCAACTGACTTTATGGTTGGTAAAGGCGGAAGCTCTGAAGCAACTGCAGATCCTTTTACTTCAGGAGCAACTCAACTATTTCCTTTAGGAAGTCAATTACTTTACGGTAACACAACTTATCGTTATTGTAAGATGGCAGCAGTTGCAGTAACTGCAGGTAAATGTGTAACGCATGCTGCATCAATTGCAGACCACTTTGACTTAACACCAACGGCGGGTGTAGCTGCTGGCGAAACTGCAATTTCAGTTGAAACTGCAGGTACTGATATAACACTTAACCAATACGCAGGTGGATATCTTTATGTTAATGATGCTGCAGGTGAAGGTCAGATGCTTAGAATCAGATCTAACCCAGCTCACGATCACTCAGCAGATCCTTCAATAGTAATTACTACTTATGATGATCTAGCAACAGCTATCACAACAAGTTCACGTATAACACTAATTGCTGATCCACTTAGTGCTTTAATTGGTCAAGCTGCAACAACTACAGGCGCAACAATGGGCGTAACAGTTGTTGATATGGCTGCTAGTCACTTTGGCTGGATGGCTGTATCAGGACCAGCTACTGTATTAACTTCAGGAACTTTAGTCGTAGGTAATCACGCAGTACCATTAGGTGCTGTTGGTGCTGTTGGACCGGCTGCAGGTGATGTTATACAAGTAATTGGTACAGTTATGATCGTTAATGTAACTACAGATTATTCGTTAATTAATCTTTACGGCATTATATAATAAACTCTGAGTAAGGGCGTAATGGCCCTTACTCTTTAGTAGGAGAAAAACAAAATGGCAGACGTAGTATTAAATCAAGAAGGCGGCACAGCTTTATTTTCAGGAAACAAAAAAGTAATTACTCATTACAACAACGTTTCAGACAGTAGCGGTGCGACAACAAAAATTCTTGACATATCAGATTATTCAAACGCAGCAGGTGATTCACCTGTATCGGCAACTTTAAATAAAATTTGGTATAGTGTTTCAGTAACAGCAAAAGTAGATGCTTTAAGAATGTCTTGGGATAACTCAGGAACAGACCCTATTTTTCTAACCCTTGAGGGAGATGGTTATTTTGATTACAGTTCTATAGGTGGTATTCAAAATAATAAAGCTACAAACTTTACGGGTGATGTAAATGTAACTTTACCTGCTTGTACTAGTGGGGATAGTGCTTCAGTTACTTGTGAGTGGTTATTAAATTATTAATAGGAGTAGCATATGCCAAACACTACTTCAGGAACAGCAACGTTCGACAAGACTTTTTATATTGATGAAGTCATGGAAGAAGCCTATCAACGTATAGGTATCCAAGACCTTAATGGTTATAAAATAAAATCCGCACGACGTTCTTTAAACATAATGTTTCAAGAATGGGGCAACAGAGGTTTGCATTATTGGGAATTAAATGAAACCAATATTAATCTGGTTGAAGGTCAGGCTGAATATCATTTCTTTAGAAGTGCAGCAGATGATACCTCTGATTCTAATAGGGCTCAAGCAACTACAGTACAGACTGACTCTACTATTTATGGTGTGGATGATATTCTTGAAGCAACATTTAGAACAGATAGAGCAACAACTTCACAAGCAGACACAGCGCTATCAAAAATAGATCGTTCTACTTATTCTGCTTTATCTAATAAACTAACAAAAGGTCAACCTACTCAATACTATGTTCAACGTTTTATTGATAGAGTTACGGTAAGTTTTTACCCAACACCTGACTCAACTGCAGCCTCATCAGAAACACATCTTTATTTTGTAAAAAGAATCGAAGATGCAGGTGATTATACAAACGCTGGTGATGTACCTTATCGTTTTGTGCCTTGCATGGTATCAGGTTTAGCTTTTTATTTATCACAAAAATACAAACCAGAGTTAGTTCAACAAAATAAAATGTTGTATGAAGATGAATTAAATAGAGCTTTGACTGAAGATGGTTCGTCTACAAGTACACACATAACACCAAGGTCTTATCATGTCTAATTTTGCATC